CTTTCCTTCATCTACTTTCTCGATTGGTCGTCGTTCATCTTTCAGAGTGTCAATCCAAATGATGTCTCGTGGTTGATCTCTTCTACATGCTTCTACCAAATCCTCAACAGCAGCACGCATTTCCAAAGCTGCAGGAGACGTGAAGTCATACTCGTCTGAGCCTAGCCATTTCGTCTTGCCGGGCTTTCCCTTGCGATCCATACACCACGGATAGCCAGGTGAAGTCGAGCGGTTAATGGGCTGAAACAATTCATTTCCTTCAATGCCTCTTACTGCTTCTTCATACGTCAACACACGAATTTGAGGAGGTTCAGCAACATGATTCTCTTGAATTCTCAACTTCACATCAGCAACAGCAACATTCAATGTCGATCTATCCATGATGCCACACGTGACACCAGCTTTGCTAACTCCCTTCACCAAGGGATCAATCAACTTTCCTTCAGCGTTGGTAAATGGTTTCAAGAATGCAGGTTTGCAAGTTGGAGTTTGGATAAGGCCATGTAAGGTCGAAGGTACAATGCACGATCCACTAGCTTGAGGCAGTGGTTTCATCTCACCAGTGCAAATGAACCCAGATTGAACAGTAGCCTTATCAGTCGCAGTTAAGTGAGCAAAGGAACCAACGCATTGAGCACTTCCAGGAAATTCTTGCACTGCACGTTCAATATCTTCTTTTGTTACAACTTGAGAATAGTTGGTATTCTCTCCATTAGTAGATATGTGCATACCTACAATGCGTCCTTCACGAATCACAGCGGAGTTGCAATGCAAGAGTTGTCCACAGTCACCAGCCTTTGTTGGCATCGAATATGAAATAACGTCGTATGACGTATATTTCTGTCTCACGTCTCCAGCGGCCAAATAGTACGAACATTGCTGGTGGGCAAAGCACGTACCATGATTCCTTACAAGTTCAGGTTGGTTGTTCTTGTTGAAGTCTAGTCCAGAAAGTACTCCATTGAATTCACTTGATGCGAGTTTATACAGTTCATGCGAAGACATGAAATGCTTAATGATATTCTTTCCACGGGGCATCGTTCTTCCAGCATCAATGAAGCACAAGTCTTTGGGTGCATGATCTTTCAATTCCTCTGGATCAGTGGGGGCAGGCGAATTGTAAGTAATGACATTATGGATAAAGTCTTCAATCAAAATGTGTTTATCACACAATGGATTTTCCAACATTAACCAAAATGATACGGTCCAATGGTTCGGGTCCTTTCTGTTTGACTTGTACATAACGCACAAAGTGATCAGGCATCATGTAGATAGTTCCAGTTACATTTGTCAGAGTTCCAAGTTTTTGCAAAGTTCCGTCTTGATATCTCAACATCGCATACCATTGCTGGTGGCGAATCGACTCCAACACTGACATCATATTCTGGTCAAGTCCCATTTCACAATCGCCTTCCACACGAGCCAAACGAGAATGGGATTTCAAAGTCAAATGTTGTCTAGCTTTTGGTTGCAAATTGCGAGTGTCGGATTCAGCTTGCATACGAACGGGCTTTCCAGTCGATCTCACAGTCAAATGTTGACGCGCTTTTGGTTGAAGATTGCGCGTG